CCCTAGTTGTTTGTCCGTTAAACCCGTCTAGAAAGTCGCCTAGATCCGAAATGTAAAGTACATTACTTTCTTGTTTTTCTAGGGTAAAGTTTACCATTTGCGTAAGACGTTCAAAAAGTAACGCTTCGTTCCATTCAGTCGGGTACATTGAGCGGCCTTTGTCGCTTGCGTCCATTCCGATATGTACGTCGGTAAAAACTAGCTTGTCAAACTCACCTTTAAAGTCGCCTTTCTTTACGCGCTCAGTTGCTAACGAGGGTACGTCTTCAAATAGTTTCTTAAAGTCGATTTTATTAACGTCGAACTCATTACCAAAGTTTGGATTTTTAAAGAACAAACTAGCATCTTTCGACTTAAGCCATCCGTGTTTTACGTCTTTGTCGTCTAGTCCTAGCGCGTTTGCTTCGTGTTTAATTGCGCGGTATTGCTCAATGATTTTTACCTCATCTGATTTTAAGCGGTAGCGTGTTTGTCTCATAAAGGGGATTTATAATGTCTAAGAAGGTAGTTTGTAAAGATACCCACCGCAAAACCTAAAACTAGTAGCAAAATGTTAGGCTTCTTTGTGTTTCGTTTTTCCGTTTTCCATTTGACGACCTCAATTTTTTCAATCATTCGCAAGGTGTCGCGTTTAAGTTTGTATTCGATACGTGTTTGTAGCCTCGTTTTAGGCACGTAAGAACGCTTGTAACGCACTATTGTATCTTTTTGGACTAATACCCTTTCAAAATAAATTGAGTCGTTTAAAACGTACGGGATTGAGTCAACCGAAGTTATCTTAATTGTGTCCGCGACCTCGTCGCAGCGGTAGCCTTTCTTAATCGCCTTATTTAAATGGTAATTAACCCCGCAAGATGTCGCAAATATTGACACAATTAGTGACAAAATGAGTCTATTTGCTAATTTCAAAGTGCATCCAGTCATAATTTTTAGCTTTTCCAAGTGAAATAAATCCGTGTTTTTCAAAGATGGCAATCATTGGCGCGTATTCGGGGCGTGCAAAGCGCGCAGTCTTAGAAGTTTCTTTTAATGTGTTACGTGCGGGGTCTAAATCTATGGCAATACCCCAAGCGTGACGAGACCAAGACGAACCGCCGCGCATTTTACGAAAGTTAAAACAACCCCCGTAAAGGTCGATACCTAGTTCTACTATACGTTCGTACCCATACACAGCCAAAAGGTCGTTAAACACGCTTAAAAAGGCATCTGCAACTAGCTTGTGGCAACGCATACGTGTCACTTTGGTGTCTAAGTCCCAAGCAATGCGCATTGGGTAAGGTAAATTGATGGTAGTTAGGTACGTTCCCCGTTCGTTAGGTTGTCCGTATTTGGCTAGGGCTTGGGCGGTTGTTATCATAACTTGTTTTTAAAAATACAAATGTCCAGTTTTTTGCGCTATTTAATGGACATTATAAACCCCGCCAACGTTATCGACGGGGGGTTCTCGGTGTTCAGTATTCTTGAGCAGTCGAGTGAGGTGCTTTTATTTTCTTGTTCCATACGCTTAGGCCTAAAGACGTTGCCGAGTAACCTAGCAAACCTACAAAAACAAACTCATGAACTTTAAACGTGGTAACTAAAGGCGCAAAGGCGTAAAGTACCGCGATCCAAAACGACGTAAAAGCGGACAGCCTTTTAATAGACCATTTGCCGCTAGGCCTTAGAGTTTCGTTTATTAGTTTTCTTATCATTTGGCAGCACGGCTAGTAATTGAACGGGTAAGTTTATTCGTGTTTTGGTAGCTTGTCTAAAGCTTTGTTGTTTGTAGCAGTCGTAAAGGGCAGTCTCGACCTTGTTAAGTCGGTTGTCCGTGTGCCATAACCAAAGACACAAAACACCTGTAACGCCGTACTTTTTTACTATGGTTACAAACTCAGTCACTAGAATACCATTATAGCATTATTGTACCCGTTGTCGTTGTAACGTTGGCCGCAACGTCCCCAGCATGTACCCACGCAGTCGCACGCGTCAATCTGTGGGCGCAAGTCTGTGTCTTTATTCGTTTGGCTAGTAAATTGCGGGTACAAATTTTTGTTAGCTAGTAGGTATTTGATTAGGCGTTGTTCGTAGAAGCTGGCTTTTTGTGCGTAATGTTCCATTGAAAAAGCAACCTCAGCACGTGACACGCTGCCCGAGTAGTCGCCAAATTGCGTTTGAATACCCTTGTTCTTAAGTTGGTACGAAAGACCAAATACAGCGTCTTCAGCACTACGCCAAGCCACCACAGGTTGTATAAACTCTACTAGCGTTTCTTCGTCGTTAGTCAAAGTCTGCGTGTTGTACGCGTTCAAAAGGTACTTGTAGAACGTTGTACCTAGAATTGGTTGTACTCGCAAGTCCGACTGCGTAGCAATGTATGGCGTTACGTCTGTTACGTCTACGTTTGCCGTAATAGGCGTGTTCGTCTTTAGGTATGTTTCGGTAATAAAGTAAATCATTGTGCAGCGGGTGTTAATGCGGGTACAACGTCGCCACCTTCAATCGGTTGTAAGCTTGCAAGGGCGCGCACCTCGTTTGTTGTCATGGTGTTTAATACTTTTGTAGCTACTAGCGGACTCATTGCGTTCAATGCGTCTTGGGTTTTTGATGCGTCGCCTTCTACTTCTACAATTGTTTCGTTAATAATTTGGAAATTCTTAATAGTAAAGTCGGCTTTGAGTCTAGAAATGTTAAGTAGTTCCTGGAATATTTCGGTAACCATTTCACGCAACGGAATAACTACGTTTTTTTCAAAGATTACGTAAGCTTGTTTGATGTCTGCGCCACCGCCTAGTGAACCCGTTGTGCGTACACCCATTAAGATAGGGTCGATTGTATGGGCAAAACAAATTTGTTCCGTGTTCAGCGTGCTAGCTTCTTGAAAAAGTTTGTCGTTTTGGTTTGTAGGTATGCTTTCGATTTTAGGTAATTGGTCGGCTGAGTTGGCAAAGAATGCCACACCTTTACCCGCGTTGGCCGCGCCTTTCATGCGGTCGATTGTGTCGCGTAGTACCTTCTTTTCTTCTTCGCTTTGCGGACGCTTAGGGAACATCATGGCAAAAGCGGGGAAAATACTATTTTGAATGTTTGACTTTGCAAAGTAACTGAGTTCACCCGACAAAAAGGCGAAGTTTAAAGCACTTGAATACTGCGGTAATGAATAGTAATCTTGACCGATGCTAGGTAATTCGTAGCTATAAAGCTGGCATTTATCCGTGTTAAGCGGGTGGTAAGGCTTTACTTCTACGACGTCAATACGTGAAGCCCAGTCGTCACACAAATAGTAACAAGTCTTTGTGTTGTTAATACGGACTTTCTCGGGGCTTACGTTTTCAATTTTATGTAACTTGTTTTTGTCGTCAAAGTGCAACTTAAAGTAAACGCGGTTGTGCATTACGAGTTGTTTAGCAACAGCTTTAACCGACTTAGCTAGGCGCATTTTCTTTTCCCAAGTGTAAAGGTCTAGAAGTTCCTGTGGTGTAAGCTTGTCCGTTTTTAGTTCGTAACCCGCGCCGATAGCTGCATTAACTTTAAAGTCTACAATTGCCCCATGTAAAGGCGAAGTGTAGTAAAGTTGGTTAAGGGTTTCGGGAAAAAGATTGTCCGATCCGAACGGAACGTAGCCCGCTACTTGGTAACGTCCATTAACGTAAGGTAAGGACAAGTCGCCGCGTCCTATTTTACCGAAAGGCGTTGAGAAGCTTTGGTAGCCTTCTATTACTTCGGGTTTTTGTTGTTTGAATCTATCGAAAATTCCCATTTTATTAGTCGTATATGCTAGAAGTAGAACCGCCCGCAACAACTAAGCGCCCTTCTTCTATTAAATTAAGTCCGTTTGTATTCGTGTTTTCGTCTACTATTATTTCTTCGTCGCTTTCATAAACTGAGTACGTGTATTGACCGCGGGTAAGTTCGAGGTCTACGCCTTCTTCTAAAGTGAACAAGTTGTATCTAGTCGGAAAACTTGAAGTGTCAACACCCGACCACAAAACGGGTTCGGTTGCTGTGTTAAATTCGCCCTCAAAGACGAATAAATAAAAAGGGTCTACTAACGTCGTAACCTCGCTTAAAGTAAGCGCAAACGTGTTAATTTCCCCCTTCTCAATGTAAATCATAACAATATTAAATTACGTTTGGGACTTGTTCAAACAGAAAACCCCCTACAATGAGGGGGCTAACTATGTTTGGTAAGAAGAAAATTACACTAATAAACCAGCAATAATGTCTGCGTCTACTTCGTAAGCCAATTCTGGGTTTTCAGCAACCAAAGTAAGTGAATACTTTGAGCCGTCAGCGCGGGCAGTTCCAGAACCTTCGCCGTAAGCTGTTACTTGCAAGAATGGGAAGTACCAAAACTTTCCGTTTGCGTCACCTACAACCGCATTCAAGTATTGTTGACCAGCGCCAAGAATTTTGATTGCGCGGCTTTTTTCTTGGTCGCGTCGGTGAAACATTAGGTTAATAGTTTGTGTAACGTAAGAAGAACCATTTACTAAGTCAATAGTTCCGTCTTCGGTAAAGTTACCCGTGTTACGTTTAAATTCTAAAGCAACATAAGGCTCGGTGTGTGGGATTGCAGTAACAATGTAATTTGTTCCTGTTTCGTCCGTTGTCGGGTTACCAATGTTGTCTTGTTGGTTAATTAATAGGGTGTAAATACCGCCGCTATTGTTGTCGCATCCTTTTAGGATTTCTTCGAGTGTAGCACAAGCCATGATTTCGTTTTTTTTTGGTTATAAAAAAGGGCGGCGTTTTATGGCCGCCCCGTTAATTTAATTGATGGTTAAATACTAGTCAAAACAAACGTTGTAAACAACAATTTGTGAAGGGTTAGTATAGTGAAAACCAGCTTTCAAGTTCGCACGTGTGCGGATATATGGCTCAGCAACTGAGTCGCTAAGGTTAACAGCTTTCAATGCTTTAGCGTCACCTTCTGCGTCGAATGCGTAGATAAGGTCAGTTTTCAAAGCAAGAACCATTGTGTTAACAGGTGCGCCCTCAGCAAGAACAATCTTAATACCTAAGAAAGTCGGTGCAAGTGGTGCAGTAACGTAAGTCATTGTGTTACCAGATGCAGCAGCAATTTGGTAGTTAACGAATACGTCGCTAGAAACGAACAAACGAAGGTCTGCGCGCTTAGATTGTACCGCAGCGGGTGAAGCTTGAAGTACGCTAGTCATGCGAGCCAATACGTTAGCTGAAGTAATAGCGTCTGTGTAAAGACCTACTACGTCTGTGTCAGCACACAATTTTTTAAGGTAGCCGTCACACAAAGAAAGAACAGGGTCTGTGCTTTCTGTGTCACCTTGCCAACGGATAAGCTCTAAGTCGTTACCGATACGGGCAGCCATTTCACCCCAGTAGTAAGCCATGAAAGAAGGCACGCTAAAGTCGCCGTTTGAACCTTGTGACATTTGCAAAGCCAAGAAAGATTGCTCGAGGTCGAATTGACAAATTTGTGACATTGCTGAAAGCGCACAAACGTCGATGTCGATAGCGTCGAGGTTGTCAGTAGGGGCAGTAAAGTTACAAGTTGACGCAGCCAAAAGGTTGCCGAAAGTAACGTTAGCCAATTTAGTAGCTGACTTAATGCCAGGAAGCGTGCGGTAATTGTCCGCGATGTCTTCGGTTAAGTAAGCGCGTGAGTAGAACTCATCTGGGTTAGGACAAAGAAGCGCGTTTGTTTCGATGTCCAAGTCAAATTTTAGATTTCTCATTTTGTTTGGGGGGTTTTTATTTTGTTTTTACTTGTTTACTTGTTTGATGCACGAAACATTTTGAACTTGTCAAATGCCGACATTTTTGTATCCTTAGCCATTTCGATTTCTTCGTCTTCTTTAATTACGCCGAGTTCTTCGATTTGGTTTTTAAGGTCTGCAATCATGCCAATTAATGCACGTTCGCGTTCTTCGATTAATGGCATTACAATAGCCATGATAGCTTCGGAATCTGCGGCAGGATCCACC